GGAGGTGTGTTAAACTGTGCTACAGGTAATAGAGCAGCAGCACTTGCAGGATATAATTCAAAAGCAACAGGAGATTATTCTACAGTTTCAGGTGGATATGGGAACACAGCTTCAGGAGCTTGTTCTATAGTAGGTGGCGGTCAATCTAATATTGTATCAGGAGGACATTCTACAATTGGTGGTGGTAGAGGTAATAATGTTGTAGGAGCTTGTGCTACAGTGGCAGGTGGTAATAATAATGTTGGTTCAGGTGCCTGCTCATCAATTGGTGGAGGTTATGCAAATATTGGAAGTGGTGTTGGTTCAACAGTGAGTGGAGGATATAATAACGCTGGAAATGGTGTTTATTCAGTAGCAGGAGGTGGATTTGTTAATAATGCATTTGGAGCACATTCATTTGCAGGAGGTGGTTCTACTAACTTTGTAGGTTCTGCTTGTTCAATTATAGTAGGTGGTTATTGCAATTGTGTAAACTGCTTCTCTCCTTGGTCAACAATTTTAGGTGGTACATACAACTGTAGTAATAGTACAACTAACTCACACATTATTGGTTCTTGTATTCCAGGTGTGGCAAACAACTACACATTTGTAAACAACTTATGTCAATGGGGTGGTGGTATTTCTGACTGTAGAAGAAAGAATACTATTCAAGATACTTGCTTTGGTCTAGATGATATTGTTAAGTTGAGGCCTGTAAGCTATTGCTGGAATGGTGATACATCATGCCATAAGAAATATGGTTTCATAGCACAGGAAGTACAACAAGTAATGTCTTGTGTAGTGGAAACAAACCCACTATCTAGAGTGGATGAGAATGGTCTTGAGGTGATAGTTGAACAAGGTGGTAGTCCAATCCTACAATTTGAGAAAGATGCCATCTATGCTTCTTATGTAAACGCTTTCAAAGAGCTTAAGGCTGAGAATGATAGTCTGAAGGATGAAATAAAAATGATCAAAAATATTTTGAAAAACAATAATTTAATTTAACTTTACAAAAACAATAAACAATGGCAAATCCATTTAACACAATTCACATCTTTGGCTTTGGTACAGTACAGGTAATCACTGATACCCAAAATGTACAGGCAAATGTTTCTGACTTCCAAGCTCTAGTAGATGCTTGCGTAAATGATGTATGGGCAAACAAACCAGAAGGTTATACAGGTCCTAAACAGTATCATGCTATCAACACATTCTATGACCTTTTCTCTGATTGGTTACCAAATCAACCAGATGCACAAAGTTTCAGAGTGCAGTATGCAGACTTAGATACTACAGCTTTTGTAGATCTTGCTGAGGCTGTTTTGGCTGGTCCTACAACCACCACCACAACAACTACCAGTGCTCCTGCTACAACTAGCACAACTACCACCACAGCAAAATAATATTAAATAATTTGGTTTTATTATAAGCAATGTATATCTTTGCTTGTAAAGCTAAATTATGTCTAAAGTAATTATTTTCCAAATCAATGGTGGTATAGGTAAGTGTATACTTGCCACATCTGTATGTGAAGCAATTCATACACAATATCCTGATAGTCAATTAATTGTAATGAGTGGATACCCAGAGGTGTTTATAAACAACCCCTTTGTGTATCGCTCATTTTCTTTTGGTATGACACAATACTTCTATGAAGATTTCATAGAGGGTAAAGAGTTTAAGGTGTTTGCACATGATCCATATGTACAGACAGAACATCTTATGCAGAATGAACATTTGAGTCATACATGGACAAGAATGTTTGGTGTTCCTACACCTGAAGATGTTACTCCTAAGCTCTATCTTACAGATAGAGAACGTAAGTTCTTTGGTCAGAAGTTTACGTCTGACAGACCTATTTTATTATTACAAACAAATGGTGGTGCTCCAGGACAAGAGTTGAAATACTCATGGGCTAGAGACATTCCTAGTTATGTAGTGGAGAATGTTATACATGAATTTAAAAATGACTATAACATTGTACACATAAGAAGAGAAGATCAGATTGGTTATGACTTCACCACTCCTGTTACAGACAACTTCAGAGCACTAGCTGTTCTTATAGAACTTAGTAGTAAGAGATTGTTGATGGATAGCTTTGGCCATCACGCAGCTGCTGCTATGAACAAACCTTCAACAGTCCTTTGGGTGTGTAACAAACCTGTAGTGTTTGGACATCATGTTCATGATAACATTGTGTGTAATCCATTCACTAAGAAGCCTGAGTTACGCAATGCATACTTGCAGAAGTTTGATATATCAGGAAACTTATTAGAGTTTCCATATAACAATGAAACAGAAATATTTAATGTAGATCAAGTCATTGCATCTTTAAAATCTTAATATGGAAAATATATTCTATCAAAGCTCTTTACCAAGAGCAGGTTCAACGTTGTTACAAAACATATTAGCACAAAATCCAGATGTATATGCTACACCAACTAGTGGTGTTCTTGAATTGGTGTTTGCTGCTAGAGGTAATTACACAGACAGTCCAGAGTTTAAAGCACAGGACCCTGAAATAATGAAAACAGCTTTCCAAGCATTTTGTAGATTTGGGATGGAGGCTTATTACAATGCTATTACTAATAAGAAATACGTTGTAGACAAATCTCGTGGATGGGGCATACACTATGACTTCCTAAACTTCATCCACCCAGAGCCAAAGATTATATGTATGGTCAGGGACCTTAGAGATATCTTTGCTTCTATGGAAAACAACTATAGAAAGAATCCTGATAAGGCTAATGCTATTCTCAATTGGGCACAGATGCAAGGAACAACAGTTCCAAAACGTATAGACATCTGGGCACAGAGTCAACCTGTTGGACTAGCTATAGAAAGATTACAAGAGATATTTAGAATGGGTACAGATAAGAACATGTTGTTCGTTAGATTTGAAGACTTGTGTTTATATCCTGATACAGAGATGACAAGGATATATCAGTACTTAGGCATTCCATATTACCAACATGATTGGGACAATATAGAACAAGTTACTAAAGAAGATGATGAAGTGTATGGAAGCTTTGGTGACCATACTATTCGTACTAGATTAGAACCTGTACCTTCTAAAGCAAAAGCTTTATTAGGTAAGGATGTTAGTAATTGGATCTTTGATAATTATCAATGGTTTTTTCAACAATTTAGATATACAAAATGATAATAGTTATTTTTGGACAGCCTGCATCAGGCAAGACAACCCTAGCTAAAAAGTTTATGGCAGAGGGATTCCACCACATTGATGGTGATGATTTAAGAGACATGTTTAATAACAAAGACTACAGCAGAGAAGGTAGGATTAAAAACTTAAACAGAGCTAGTGACATAGCAAAGTATTTAAGCTACAAAGGACACAATGTTGTTCTATCACTAGTGTATCCTTATGAAGAAGCTAGACAGTATCTAAGCAGTCTAACTAGAGATGTTAAGTGGATCTATCTTATATATGAAGAAGATAGAGGTAGAGATCAATTTAAAGTGGAAGACTTTGAAGTTCCAAATAGAGATAATATAGATTCAATTATTAATACATCTAACACTTCTATAGAGAAGAGTGTGGATCAAATCAAACGTATATGCAGAATATTTTAGCTGAAGGAAATAGAAAGACAGATGGCTACGCTATGTTCATTGGAAGATGGCAACCATGGCACGAAGGTCACAGATGGTTAATTGATCAACAGTTAAACCAGGGAAAGAAGGTCTTACTGTGTGTACGAGACGTTAAGCAAGATGAAAAGAACCCATGGTCAGCATATCAAATAATGATGAATCTATCAGAAGAACTAATAGATCTCATTGAAGAAAACAAAGTGAGACTAATAATCATTCCTGACATTGAGTCTATCAACTTTGGTAGAGGTGTAGGATATGATGTTGTTGAACATGTTCCTCCTCAAGAAATAAGTGACATCTCTGCTACAAAGATTAGAGAGCAATTAAAGGCTGAAGGGAAGCTATAACTTTACCTGCTGTGATGGTTTTATGGCATTCAAACTGTCTGTCATAACCCTTCCAGATTGGGCACCAGTTCCAGTCTCCTCTATCAAACTTGAAGTTTTTATTGTTCCAACAGCCATGGCATACAGTCTCATCTGTAATTCTAATACAGTTAGATTGAAACTCATGGTCTGCTTTGGTGAAGTTAGATATCATCACCACTCGCTTACCCATCATCCAAGCTAACCAGCTTAATCCACTAGATAGTCCTATAAAGAACTTACTGTTCCAAATCATATTGATGGTGTTATCCATTGATGTATCTTCTATCTGTACACATCTGTCAAATGGATTTCTTTCTTTAGATACGTTATATACTTTGTATCCTTTATCCACTAGATAGTTAATTAACTCCTGCCACTCTTCTCTAGTCCAAAACTTACATCCTGTTGTACTGTTTGTAGCAATAGTTACATACTTACTCTTGTCTTCAAACTCCACAGGTGTATAAGCAAACCTAGGTCTTATTTCTCTATATGGTAGTCCAAGTATATTAGCAGCTGCTTTCTGTAGAGGTATGGTGTTACACAACTCAGGCTCTTGATCTTTATTATATCTCCAACCTATTATGTATTCTCCATAAGCATTGACAGGTGTTCCAGGTGCAACAAACTCAAGCTCTGGATATGCTTTCTCAAACAAGAAGTTTTTATATGTGCTAACAACAACATGACAGTTGTGCTTCTTCTTAAACTCTAAACAGTATGGTATCCATGCAATTGTATCTCCAAGACTCTCACTATCAAAGTAGATGAATACAGTCTTATCTGTATAGTCTAATGTGTAGTCATGTATAAGAACATCATCCTGCCATATCTTACTTCTCCATTTAGTGTAATAGCTTCTATCTAACTTTACCCACTGGTTGGTTTTGATCACACTACTGTAGTGACACGCTCCCTGCTCATCATAGAATTCCACCTTGAAATTACTATCACTCACACCTGTTATCTCAAGAAATGGATTAACAACATAGTGTTGTGTGATGGTTACATCTTGTGGCTGTAGAGAAATAGAGTCTACGTGGTTGTAGAAGTCTATGTTGTCTTGTCTGAATGTATTCTCTGTAGGTACTTCATAGTTAGTTTGTATAGTGTTTAAGTCTGTATCTATTGGTTGTAAATACTTAGTAAACATGTCTTCATATTGAGGAAGGTTTCTAGCTATGATAGGAAGACCATAGCTGATTGCTTCTCTAAGTACAAGAGGATTACATTCCCATGTGCTGTTAAACATGAATATATCTGCAGCTCTCATAAACTTCCATGTATCATTTCTTTCTCCCCATATCTTTACATTAGGTGGTAAGTCTTTCATTAATGGTTCCCAGTAGTCTTTGAAGTTACCAGCTTGATTACCTACAAAATGGAAATCCATATGAGGGTACTTCTTAGCTATCTCTATTCCCTCTGCTTGATTCTTGCCTGGGGTCCATAGTCCTATGTTTACAACACTGGTCTTGAATGGAGCAAACTCTAGTATATTCTTAGCTATTATTTTACCTACAGCATCTGGCCTTTTATCCTCTATAGGAAACTCAATCACCTTTGTATAACCTTGTAGATTGGTAAATTTGTTGAGGTGATATGGTGTACAGAATGCATATGCTTCTGACTGAAAGATCTTTTCTTCAGGCTTAAATGCTACATCATGGAATGTCTCTACAATCTTGTATGATCTGTTTGTATCATACAACTTAGTAATCATCTCTCTGTCATATCTCTCAGCAGGCTCATCTAGATGAATGATGTCTGGCTTCCAGCTATCAATAATATCAAACAGTTCCATCTTGTTCTCATACAGTGTAGTGAAGTTAGATCCTACAATCTCTTTGATTGCATTACGCTGTACAACAAAGTCTAAGCTATGGCATTGATACTCAACTACATATATCTCTACATGGTCTTTTATCTCCTGTATTCTCTTTAATAGGAATGCAGGCATACCACCTGTAGATAAGTGAGGAGCTAGGAACAACACTCTCTTATTGCCTTTCAATTTATTAATCATCTTGTACATTACAGTTGGTCTTTTCTCTCCATGGTAGAAGAACAACTCATGCTTACTATCAGGTAGTTTAAACCATTCCCAATGTTCTTTACCAAACTCATATTTATCTATATTCTCTAGTACATCTAAGCTAGCATTGGTATAGATGAGTGGTAATGACTGATCTATTTCATACTTCCAGCGTACAGCATTGGCTACAGTTTCTTCATGGAAGGGTGCGTATTTCTTGAAGTCTTTTAGTATTGTAGGATGGGTACACATATTAGCCCACTCCTTTAAGAACTTCAGACAACTTACACTAGCTAGGAAGTATCCTGTTTGTATATATCTGCCTCTCTTTATAGCTAGAAGTTCACAAATAGGTTTTTCAAGGTCTCCTTTTCCATTTAGGAACATCTGGTCATAGATACTAGATGTAAATAGAGGATATTCAGAGACAGGATAGTTAAACACTCTGTCTACAAAAGGTGTAGCAACACTATCGCTGTCTACATACATTACAGTGTCAGTATATTTAAGACAGTCTATAACAATCAGTGGACGCTGTATGAGGATGTTATATATCCTATCATCTGTCCTGTTGATATAAAACTGGTCTTTGGTATTGTATTCTATTGGATCTATATCACAGTTCCATCTAATGGTTGTAGCTCTGGGTACCTTTTTGTCAGAGTTGAGCATGTAAACAAACACTGGATGCTGACTAAATGTTGTAAGAGAATGCACACAGGCTGTCACAATATCATAATAGGCTTCTGTGGCATAGAGTACAAATGCTTTGTCTACCACCTTCTTACTTACATAATACCCATAATGTTCATTTGCATAGAGCAAATCTAGTGTAGGGTAACGTTCTGCCATCATTTCCTTTGTAAGATCTGCTTGTAGGTGGGTTTCATATGTATTACCATACTGCTCACCATCTTGCTCCATCATATAGGGAATAGCAACCAAACATTGCTTCCTAGCCATGGCAATATCATTAATAAGTTTCTGTCCTTCTTCAGCTGTCAAATGTTCTAACACATCACCTAGGATGATAAAATCATACTCAGACCAATCAAACTCACGTATATCAGCAATATGTACATTACCATAATACTCCCACAGCTTATACTCACTGATGTAAGGGTCCCACACCTCAACAGCATCTATGTTGTACCCAAGTTCATACAGAAGCTTACCATAGGTGCCCTGTCCAGGACCTACGTCTAACACCTTTGTGTTAGCAGGAACATTCTCTCTAAACCATTCTCTAACTTCTTCCTTAAAATATGTATAACTGTTAGGCATATTAATTGTATTTACAACAAAATTAGTATATTTGCGTGGAATATCAAACATTTTTAGTATGCAAATAGAAGTTTCTATAGGAGAAGTGGTAGATAAATGGACCATATTGTCCATCAAAGCTTTGAACATAAAGGATAAAGACAAATTAGTTAATGTTTTCAAGGAGAGAAACTACCTAAACACAGTGATAAATCCTGAGATATTACATGATCCTATGACTGATGAGCTTCTCAAGGTGAACAAAAACCTGTGGGATGTAGAAGACAGGTTAAGAAACTGTGAGAGAGACAGGTTGTTTGATGAACACTTCATCCAGCTAGCCAGAAGTGTTTATAGATTGAATGACAAGCGAGCACATATTAAAAAAGAAATTAATATAAAGTATGGATCTGACTTTATAGAGGAGAAATCCTATCAGCCCTACTAAAAAAAAAAGATTTGGTTATTTCATTTCTTTTACATATCTTTGCCTTTGATTATGCCCTTACTAAAGAGACATATTGCCAAAACTATAAGTTACAGGATTATTAGCACCATAATAGGCTTCTTGCTTATGTGGTGGATTAGCAAATCCATTAAGATAGGAGCTGCCTTTGGGGTGGCTGAACTTATATACAAACCTATTCAATACTTTATCCATGAACGTATTTGGTACAAATGGATTAAGTATGGTCTGAAGAAATAACCCCCATTTTTAAACTATATAGCATACTCTCCCTGTTAGGGAAGGGCATGCTATTGTCATTTTTGAAACAAGATGAAAGAACAAGTTGGAACCTTCAAAGTTTGGATTTTCCCTGGCTTAGTATCAATACTAGCAATGATGATTTGGAACGATGTTACTGAAATCAAATCAGATGTCAAAGCCCTAATGGCTCAGTCTAATGTAGACAAAACACGTATAGATAATCTAGAAAGAATTATCTATAAGAAAACAGCTTCTATTCCTTTTGATCTTCCTAATAGAGAATTAGAATTAGAAAGCTATGCCATCCTACCTAATAATAGAAAAACAATTAAAAACGAAAAACATGAAGAAATTCTTTTCTGATCTATTTGATGACAGTAACTCAATTAATGAAAAAGCTGTAATTGGATTTGCATCTTTTGTTATGATGGTTATATTTGCCATAGCAGATATTGTTACAGGAACACTTCATAAAGAATTGATTGTCAATGAGTTTATATATGATTCTTTCAAGGTGTTAACAATAGCTTGTTTTGGAATTGCTTCTGTAGACAAGTTCATAAATAAGAAAAACCAAACTGAAGATAATGAATAAACTACTTAGTGTTATAATTGTTGTTTTACTAGCATTTATGTTTTTTCAAAATGATGGATGTACTTACATAGACAAAAAGTCTGAAATAGTAACTGTACACGATACAGCTTGGACAGTTCATGACTCATTGATTATCAAGAAGTTAAAGATCAAAGAGACAATACATGATACTGTTTCAACTCCTCCAGAATACATAGCTGATACATCCTATCCTAAGCTCAAAGCACAATATGATTCCTTGGTGATTGCTTACTTGGCAAAGAACATCTACACTGATACATTAAAGCTAGACACATTGGGATATGTAGCTATAGCTGATACAGTACACAAAAACAACTTACAGAATAGATCTTATAATTATAACTATAAGATACCTACTATCCATACAACTACTACTATTACTAAGCAGGCTCCTTCTAAGGGAGCTTTATTTATGGGTGGGGGTGTCACTGGTAATAAACAAATAGAACTTCAAACTATACAGGGGGGAGTACTTTACAAGAGTAAGAAAGATAAGATATTTGGTTTACATATTGGATTAAACAACAATAGTCAAGTTATATATGGTGTAAGTAGCTATTGGAAAATTAAATAACTATGAACATAGAAAAGTTAAAAGGACATATTCCTGACACAGTGATTGCACAAATCCCTGGTGTAGTAGAGAAGTTTGAGATTAATACTCCTTTACGTTTAGCTCATTTCCTAGCACAAACAGGACATGAATCAGGTGGATTCAAAGCTGTTTCAGAGAATCTAAACTATGGGGCTAAAGGCTTAACAGGGATCTTTAAAAAGTACTTCACAAGACCTGATAAAACTATTGATGAACCTAAGGCTGCAGCTTATGCTAAGAAGCCTGAGAAGATTGCAAATCTTGTATATGGTGGTAGAATGGGCAACGGACCTGAAGCATCAGGTGATGGTTATAAGTTCAGAGGTCGTGGTTACCTGCAAATTACAGGTAAATCCAATTATTCTGAATTAACTAAAGATACAGGTATAGATTTTTTAGAAAATCCAGATTTAATTGCAACTACCTATCCACTAATGACAGCAGGTTGGTTTTTTAAAAAGAATAACTTATTTATTTTATGTGATAAAGGAGCTACTAGAGAAGTAGTTGAATCAGTTACAAAAAGAGTAAATGGTGGATTAATAGGAATTGAGGATAGATGGAAACATTTTCAAGAATTTAATAAATTACTAGTTGGATAATGAATAACTGGTACGTTTATAGACATATTAGACTTGACAAAAGTGAACCATTCTATATTGGAATAGGTAATAAAAAGGATTATGCTAGAGCGTATGAATCAAATGCTTCTAAAAGAAACTCCATCTGGATTAATATATATAATAAAACTAATATTGATATAGAAATATTAGTAGAAGGTCTTACTAAAGAAGAAGCGTCCATTAAAGAACAAGAATTTATAAGTTTGTATGGTAGAAAAGATTTAGGTACAGGGACTTTATGTAATCTAACTGACGGTGGAGATGGTATTTGGAACTGTATTAGATCTAAAGAAACAAAAGAAAAACTTAGACAACAGAAACTAGGACCTAATAATCATAGATATGGTACTATACAGTCAGAAGAAACAAAGATTAAACGTGGGATTTATATAAAAGGTAGAGTGTCCTCTGAAGAAAAGAAACACAAACAGTCTTTGAGTTCTGTAGATTCTGGACAAGCTATATCCACAGAAGTATTTAACATAGATGGCAAAAGCTTTGGAGTGTACCATAGTATGTCGGAAGCCTGTAGATCAGTAGGTTTAGACCCCATTAAATATTCAGGTAAAGCTTCTATGGTAGCTAGAGGAATTAGAAATCAATGTAAAGGATACATTTTTAAATATATAAAATAAGTATATAATGACACAAGAAGAAAGAAATGAGAAGATATCTGAGCAACTGGCAGCTGATAAAAGTAAGTCAGGGTTGGTAGAGAAGCTAGTCTTTACACTTTTGCCTATATGTGTATCAGCTATTGGTTGGTTACTAACCCAAGTGAGTACATTAAACAACCAGATAACTGTTTTAAATAATAAGATAGCAGTTGTAGTAAATGCTGAGAATAAAGCTATTCCCCCACAGGGAACTACTATTGAGATGGAGGCCATCAGAGCAGCAGCTTCACAAGCAAGAGCTGATATGAAGATGGAGATAATTGAAAAAATGACTAGTATAAAAGAATCTGCAGCAACTGAAAGAGCAGAGATCAAACAGCGTTTAGCTGTATTAGAATACAAAAACAAATTAAGATAATGGCAGCGAAAAAAGACTTAAATGTATCAGCAAACCCTTTACCTATATCGTTTAAGGAGTTTGCTAAGAACCCAATAGTGGGCACCCTTTTCCTAGTACTTATTGCTATTTCATATCTATACGTAGATGTTCGTACAACATTTAAAGAGCAGGCAACTTCTCAGAATGTACGTATTGAAAAGGTGGAAGGTAGATTAGATAAGGTACAGGAAGCATTAAGAGTTAGTGACAGTACTAAAGCTGTGACTACCACTCAGTTACAAACATTACAACAATTAGGGGCCATAAAAAAGTTACACTAATGAGAACGTTAACATTTTTAATATTAATAAGTCTATATGGATGTCAATATACCACAGCTCAGCACATTGATGAAACAGTTAAAGAAGATAAAGAGTTTGAATCTCTACTTAGCAAAGTTTCAGAAAATAATAAAAATAGTGCAGCTGTACAAGAAGGTGCTACCAAAGCACAAACAAAAATAGTAAACCAAGCAGTTAGCCAAATTGTATCGTTAAAAGCAGAGGTTAGCTCATTAAAATCTGAATTAAGTAATGCTAAAAGTAAACTTGACAGCAATCTTGCTGACACTGGTGTCAAATTTAACCTATTGCCAGTATCCAATCGTTAAGAAGATAGGAAATGATTCTGTAGTGATAATGACCTTAAAACAGGCAACCACTATAAATGATAAGTTTCAATCTAATCAAAATACAATTGATTCGTTGAATACATATGTTTATATAAAAGATAGCATTATAAATAAGAAAAAAACAACATATGATAGCTTGTATACAGTTACAAATCAGTATAGAGTGAGATATGATGAAAGGTTAAATATGCGTATTCCTGTTGCTAAAGATAATAGTGGATGGGAGTTTGCTCAAAAACTGGTATTAGTTGGTGTTATAGTATTACAATTCTTCACTATAAAAAGATAAAACAATCAACATGGCAAAAGCAAAAGGAGGAGTGGCCTCTACAAAACTTACATTTGGAAAACGCAAAGGTGGTAAAGCTGCTAAATCAAAAGGTCCAAAAGACAAACCAGTAAAGAAATATAAAGGTCAAGGTAAGTAGTATTACTACCAATATGTAGATATTTCTAAACCTCTAACTAAAAAAGTTAAAACACTTATAACTAAATTTGTTATTGTAAATTATTGATACTCATTGTTAATAGTAAAAAGTAACATATCTTTGAAATTAATTTCATTTAATCATGGCAATACCTTCTAGACAGATTGGCTGGGGCACAGAGGAAAACCTCTTGTGGCAGATATCCAAGCAATTGGAATATCTTACTAAGGTGACTTATAATGCACAAAATATAATAACTGCATCATTTGATCCATTATTTACAGATGGTTCTGGAACATTAGCTGGTACAACTGCTACAGGATCATATACTCTTTTACAAGGAAATCTTTGTTATTTTAGAGTATATGTAGACTTTGCTGGTTGTACTAACTTTGGCACCTTACAATACCAAATTACATTACCATTTGCTTCTGTTGAAACAATGAGACAAGCTGGTGGTACATTACATCAAACAACAGGGTCTTCTTTATACCACATTGCTGGTGTTACAGATGTAGTAGTTAGTCCAACAATACATAAATTATACTATTCAGGAAGTACAACAGATTTAAACTGGAAATTCAATACACCAGTGGGTGGCACAACTGTAACTAGCCATTTTGATTTATCAGGAATTTACCAAATAGCTTAATAACATGGCAATACCATCAAGACAAATAGGCTGGAGTACAAAGAGTAATTTGCTTTGGCAGATATCTAATCAATTAGAAAGGCTTACAGGAGTGATGGGTAGGAATATTCCTGCTACCACAACAACAACAACTACAATAGCTCCATTTATTAATAGTATTGTTATTTCTAATGGTTCATACACTGCTGCTAATGGAACTTATACAAGAAGTACCTCTTCAGAAGCTTTTACAAAGACAGGTGGAAATGGTTCTATATTCTTTAGTGGAGATGCTTGGTATATTTTTAATACTGGAGTTGGAAACGTTGCAAAAAATACCTCTGAGTTAGGGACTGGAACTTGGGTAGCTTGGGCTCCTGGAAATTCATCAGGAATCACTGCAGTATATAGTTATTAATACTGTTTAATAAAAAAACCAACAAACTACATATATGAAGGATCTTAAATTTATCTGTGCCCAGCCAGATGATATCTACTACACATGGCAGGTACATCTATGGTTGGAAAGCTTGAAGAAGCTTGGGCACTCAGACAAGGCAATTGTTTTAGTGTACACACCTAGTTTTAGAGAATACAATGGTAAATGGGAGAAGATAATGGAGTTGTATCCTGAAGCACAATTTGCTTTCTACAAGGATACAGGAGACGTTAGTCAGTATTTAGGAGTTTATATTCCTATTCTACGTCCCTATTGCTTAATGAGGTATTTTCAGGACAACCCTGATATGATTACCAAAGCAGTGTTTTACTGTGATTGTGATGTCATATTTACAGATAAATTTAACATTGATGAGTTTAAAGATGATAATATAAACTATCTATCTGATACAAACAGTTATATCAATGCTTCATACTTTGATAGTAAAGTGAGAGATGTGCTTCCAGAGAAGCTTGAAGAATACAAAACTAGAGATGTTCTAGCTGAACTTACAAGCTTGGTGGGCATCAATAGAGAAATAGCTGAAGCTAACAATGAACATTCAGGAGGAGCTCAATACTTCCTTAAGAACATAGATTCTGACTTCTGGAAGAAGGTGATGAATGATTCTGTACTTATTCGTACATATCTTCAGAACATAAACAAACAGTTCTTTAAAGATGAGAACAAAGGGTTTCAAAGCTGGTGTGCAGATATGTGGGCTGTGCTATGGAACATTTGGCTTAGAGAACAAGAGACTAAGAACATTCCTGAATTAGAATTCTGTTGGTCTTCAGATCCAATTGAGAAACTGGATAGAACAACACTTCTACACAATGCAGGAATTACAGGACAAAACAGTATGGGATATCCTGCCTTCTATAAAGGAGCATATCACGCTGGTAAAGATCCTTTTAAAGATACACACTTAGACGTAGTGTTAAATGATGAAGGTTCTAAAAAACACGCTAATCATTATTACGTACAACAATTATTAGAATTGAAACAAAAATACAATTTACAGTATTAGTATGGTAAAGTATAATGGCATTGTATATAAAGATTTACCAGATAACCATTACTATGTATATGTAATTTATTCAGTATTATCAGAAGATAACTCAATATATATTGGATTTACAGGAGATCCAATAGGTAGATGGAAACAACATGCTAATAATAGAAAGTATAATTCTAAAAATAGTAATCCTGAACTATATAGCTGGATGGATAATATTATAGAAAACAAAAAAGAAGATGTAATATTTTCTATAATAGAAAGAGACTTAACAAAAGAAGAAGCCTGTAAAAAAGAAATTGAGTATATAGAAAAATATAAACAATTGGGTTTCAATATATTAAATAAAACAGATGGAGGAATAGGTCAACGAGGAATTACACATACTATAGAAGCAAGACAAAAAATGTCAGATGCTCGTAGAAAGATGACAATTCATCCAAAGTCTAAAACTGTATATGTAAAAGACCTACAAACTGGAGAACTATTAGAATTTGTATCAGCATTACAATGTTCAAAAGAGCTGACAGTTAGTTATAGTACAGTAACAAACAGATGTAATCAAAATAATTTAAGTGTATATAAAGAAAGATATACATTTTCATATAAAAAATAATAACCTTAACTATTAACCATAAAATTTAAACAATGGGAAGTAACAATCGTGATCTTAAAGCTTATGTCCGCTACGATGGTAGTGGCAGAGTAGTTGCAGGGAGCTTAATCCTTAGACGAACAAAACCAAAAGTGGGTAACTGGCAGCAAGTACAAGGGTACGAGTGTAACAGTGGTGGTACCTCTTATCAAATTATAGCAACTGCTGAAGGTGCTGTATCAACAGTTATCACTTACAGATCTGGTGTTGACAACAGCACACAAACTGTAAACTTAGTTGGTAGCAATTTATTAGTAGCCACTATATGTGCTGTAACTGGTTCTATATCTGCAGCAGATGCAGCAGGAACTACAACAGTTATTACAGCAGGAGCTGGTTGTACATGTTCTAGTTTTGATCCTGAAGTAAGTTTTAGTAATACAACTACTACTACCACTACTACAGCAACACCTACAACAACAACTACTACAACCACTGCAACACCTACTACTACAACTACAACTACTGCTCCTAGATAATAAAATCAACATAAATGGCAAAATCATTATTCCCTGATGAGATGATGAAATCAGGAGAATTAAACTTGGAAACAATAGCTGGGAAGCTTACATATTTCCATGAGCAATTACATCTATTACATTGGCAGACAAAGAGTTATGCTGAGCATCAAGCTCTAGGAGGGTTGTATGATTATGTACATGATTTCAAAGATGGTGTAATCGAGAAGCTCATGGGTTATACAGGCAAACGTCCTGCACCTTATAAGATAGAAGCGTTAGGTGCTACAGACGCTACAGTAGTTGTCACAGCACTAATGGACTTTGCTAGTAACTTGAAAAAATATGGTGAAGTAAATAGCTATCATGATATTGCTAACTTAGCAGATGCATTGAGTGGCGAAGCAGCAAAAACTAAATATTTATTAACCTTGTCTTAATGCAGATTAACAAGAAATTCTTTCCTGAGGTGATGCAAGATAACGAACTTGCTTATTTTGCTCACCTTGAAGGAATTATTGCATCAGTGGATGAGCTTTCTACACTAGAAATAGTTAAAAATCCTCATTCTTATCATTTTAGATTGGCTGCATCTGTGCCCAAGTATAATAATATGCTGTTAGAAGAACTATTAAAATTCCACAATCTATTTCATATCAAACTGGACCTGAGCAAGAGCATCAAAAGCTCTGCTACCATCACGTTTGAAATAAATTTGGATAGTAATTAAATTATACATATCTTTGTAGTTAAACAAAAATTATAACTATGTCAGAAGAAATCAACCAAGTAGAAGTGGCTAATGAAGCCCCAAGTTATGACCCTAGTAAGAAATATACATGGTCAACAGAACATAACTTTACCATCTCTGGAGGAGAGTTTGGTGTTATATTAAACGCTTTACGTGCTATTACAAATACACCAGAAGCACATGCCATCTTCTTAGCAGATAGAGCAACAGGTGCTATTGAATCTGTTCTAGCTAGAGGTGTAGAAGCAGGTATTGTTAAAGAAGTGGAAGAAGCTCCTAAAGGTACATTATAATGGCAAAAGAAATGATTAAACGTAAGGATGGTTCTGTTTCACAACGTGGGTTGTGGGACAACATTCGTGCTGCTAAAGGATCTGGAAAGAAACCAACATCTGCTATGCTAAAGCAAGAAAAGAAAATAAAAGCTAAAACTAAAAAATAATGGCAAAGATGAAAAAAGCTGGCATGGGTAGCATGTCAGGATTGAAAGCTTCTGATAAGCGTGTAGGTCCTATTGATCCTCAAGGTGCTTGGACTAAGGTTCAAGAAAACACTTTAGCAGATGCTAGAATGACTCCTAAATTAAAGAAAGATAAAGAACTTGGTGCCACTAGTATGAAAGATGGTGGTAAAATGGGACGTTCTGAGAAGTCTTATGGTCTTGATAAAAAGACACCTGCTCATAAAGAAATCAACCCTGCAGGTTTTAGAAAGGCTGCTTTAAAGCGTGAGTCTGAATTAATAGAAAAACGCAGTGGTGAGATGGCTCCTAAGTTAAAATCTTCTAAAAAGAAATAACATGGCAACTATTAAGAAAGCACAAACTGGTGCTGGAGTTCCTAAAGGAATGGTTCGTGGTGAAATGACAGGCAAGCTTATTAAGAAGTCTGTTCAAGACAAACGAGATATTGACATGGCTGATGCTTTAGATAAGCAAGCTGGTAAGGGCAAGTATGCTCCTAAACCTAAAGGTCTAAACTTTGATAAAAAAAGTTTTGATAAACTACCTGCGTTAAAGACTAAAGCTAAAGATGGTAAATGGATTCAAAAGGCTGTTAATCCAGCCCATAAAGGATATTGTACACCAATGACCAAAGCTACATGTACTCCTAAGCGTAAAGCTTTAGCTAAGACATTTAAAGCAATGGGCAGAGCTAGAAAAGGTAAATAATATGGCAACAACAAACACAAGAATCCCTTTAAAGCCTTATGCAAGGTTTAACAGAAATGGAGACATAGTTCCAGGGAGCCTTAATTTATATAGAGGTGCTCCTACTGTTGGTATCTGGAAAGAGATGCAACCTGTAGAGTATTTTAATAAAGTGAATAAAAATTATAGTGGGGTGGTTAATGCCACATATCCAAACGCTTTATTAGCTAATAGTGTTGCTTATGGCTTAGTAAGTTTTCTTGATAGTTTAGGTGCTGATGCATATAATACTGTTTTGAATTCTACAGTTTGTTCAGATGATGTTAATGCTTCTGAGTTTGCTAATATATTTAATATAGGTCAAAATCCCCCAGCATTAAACAACTATCTTGGACCATTCATGGGTGGTGGGCTTGCTGGATATCCTCATACAGGTATATTAGGAGCACAAGCTTGGCAAAGTCACACCACATCAGATGATAATACAAATGGACCATTATTGTTAATTAACATGCCTCATATAGGAATTACACAACAAGCTGATCTTGTTGTAGCTAATGATAATGTAGGTAGAATGTTAAGAAGAGGTAAGAGTTCTGCTACAAGTGATAATACATGTGGAGCTGTTGCTACAGCTATTGCTGATGCAATTACATTAAATGGTGTTGCACCAGTGGCTACAAATGCTCCTTTTATAAACAATTATCAAAGATATCAACTTGCATTGATTGTTTATGCTTCTTATGCTTATTACAATTCTCACACATATTCAGAGAATATGATTCAAGCTACAGAACTTATAAGAGTTGCAAGTTATAACATCTTACATAATACAATCATTCCTGCATTAGGATCTGTAAACAATTTATATTTGTTTAGTGGTACATTCATTAATGCTGATGATGGTTATTCTGCATTTATTAATTTTAATTCATTGGAAGTAAGAACTGGTTCAACTTGGACATCTCTTACAACAAACTTTTCAAATTTTATAAATGGCTAGAATACCTAAAACAAAGGTGTACAACCCACAGAAAGCAGAAGCTTATGTAGGTAAAGGAGTTCTCAGAAATGGAGACACTATTACAGCTATAAAAGGTGCTATAACACCTGTTCCTAATGGTCATCTAATTAAAAAAGATGGTACATCATTAAAGAAAGGTGGTAAGATTGTTAAAGCTGGTGGTCAAACACATAAAGTATTTAAGAAAAAAGTTGATAGAGGTATAGGTGATAAAGGAGATATAGTTGTAGATCATACAGGTGGTCCTTCTGCTGGTAAATGGGATAAAATAAATCTTACAAAGAAGTCTAAAGCTAAAACTGTTAAACAGGGTGTTGCTTCTGTAAAGAAGTGGCATAAGGAAAATCCTACAATGAAGAATGGTGGATCTACACCAGCTTGGACTCGCAAAGAAGGTAAGAATCCTACAGGTGGTCTCAATGCAAAAGGTAGAGCCTCTTACAACAGAGCTAATCCAGGTTCTAATCTTAAAGCTCCACAGCCAGAAGGTGGTGCTAGAAAAAGATCATTCTGTGCTAGGATGTCAGGAGTTAAAGGACCTGCAAAAAAACCTAATGGTGAACCAACAAGGAAAACATTAGCTTTAAGAAAATGGAAATGTTAAATTTAAAATAAAAAAAAAAATAACTAAGATGGCAAAGATTAAAAAATACCAAGGTGGTGGACCAATAGATCCTAAAGTGGCTGCGTTCTTAAAGAAAAGAGCTAATTCAGACACTACTAAAATGTATAACAGAGGTGAAATGTTAGAAACCATTAATGCAATAACTGCAGGTAAGATTAAACCTCGTGTAGATAAACCTATGGCTTCTGGTGAAGGTACTAAGAAGTATGCTACAGTTAATAAAGGTGATACCACTTATATGAGCAAAGGAGATTTTGAAAAGAAATATGCACAAAAGAAAGCTGGTGGTAAAATTAAAAAGGCTAAATCTGGTGGTTCTTTCCCTGACTTAAACAAAGATGGTAAGATTACACAAGCTGACATCCTTAAAGGACGTGGTGTTATTGCTAAGAAAGGTGCAAAGGTTAAAGCTAAAGCTAAACCATGCATGAACTGTGGTGGTAAAATGAAGTCTAGTGGTAAGGCTAAAAAGAAATAATTATGGCAAAAGCTATGACGTCAGGTAAAGCTAAGAAATCAGGTGCACCTCGTAGTGCTCCAAAGGTAGCTCCTCCTAAACCAATCAATGGTAATTATATGAAAGAAGCTGATACAGCTCCTAGATTAAAAAGTAAGATGTGGCCTCTTAAACAAAAGAGGTTATCAAAATAACTGTCTTCTCCTGCATCCCTCGCTCTGCACGCTCAGGTTGTGGTAACTCAGTCTAGAATGAGCCCCTTAAAGAAGAATTTTCCCCCCTATAGTCTCAGTATTATAGGTCTAAAAAAGCCTCCCTTAAAAAAGGAGGCTTTTTTTATGATACTAATGAATTGTATACAGATAGTATCTTGTTTATGTAATGTTTATTCTTTGCTTTTTTATAACAGTTCTCAGCAAATACACCATCAGCATCTCTCCTTGATAGAACAAATCTTTCTTGATTCACTATAGATGTATGTACAATGAAGTTATGGCTATCTACATAGCTTAACTTAATTATGTTTCCATACAATCTATGTACACCACTGTTCCACAGTTGATCAAATGATATAAAATCATTGTTTAAGTCTTTGATATTGTCCCACAACTCTGGATGCATAGTTGTATCATCATCGTTGAAATATATCCAACCCTCTGTTACTAGATTAATTGCTAGGTTTCTTTGTGCATTTCCACATACGCTTTTTACATCCTTTATACAATAAGCTTCACATTCAGGAATATCAGTTGGAATAGTCTCTGAATCAAACACAACAATCCATCTGTAATTTTCTTTAGGTATGTTAATGCTTTCTGCAATTCTATGTAAAAAATGAGGTCTACTACAAGGAGTGATAATATTTAAGAACATGGTTTGTCATTTCTATGTAAAACTAAAAGCTTATCATTGTCCCACCCTGGAGAAAACTTTAACTCATGATTAGCCATAATAAATGTAGCAGATGAGAAGTATTCTTTAATGTGATCCATGGCTTCCATGTATCTGTTTTCATCTTCTCTAAGGAAGATATCTTCGATGATGATTATACCTCCTGGCTTAACACATTTGTATGCTATGTTTAAAAATCTAATCTGATCTTCAAACACGTGTGTAGAATCTTCTATGATTATGTCAAAGAAGTTATTTTTGTTGAACACATTGTTAAGAGATTGTTCACTGGTAACATCTACATGAGTGTATGTAGCATTGTTAAGATTATCACGTATTCCTTTTTGCAACTTATCATCATGATATTCATAACCAAACAATGTTGCATTAGGGAAGTATTCTCTCCAACATAACATAGAATGATTATCTAATATACCCACCTCACCTATTGTAATCTCTTTGTAACGAAGATTTGAAAACAATAAGTTATATATGGAAGTGTAAGCATGTCTATGTAAATGAGGATGATTATGATAAGGACACTTGTCTGTAGGATACTTAACAGCAAGTTTACATAAGTCTGTATTAGAATGTGTAGAATCAATACTTAGTCTATTTATTTGCATTGATAAAATCTTTTAACATTTGTGAATAGTCTTTACTCCAATGAGGAACTAGTTTAACTTCTCCTGTAGGAACTTTTCCTTTGATTCTTTCTGATTCAATGTGAGCACTGTGTCTTTGTATAGCGTTAAGCTTTCCAGGATGGTCTGTACCCTCACCACTCATGTGATAACCCCTACCACCCCACATATAGAACCAACTTGCTTCTTCCTTAGGAGGTTTAGCAAATAGTCTTCCTCCATATGCGTTTATTGCTTCAATGAATGTCATGTCATATCCAGCATTTTCAAGAGGATGTCCTCCTATAGCTTTCCAAGCTGACTTTCTAAAAACAATACCAGAGTTACCTATCCAACCAACTTGTTCAATTCCTGTAATATGACACAACACTCCTGTTTCCCAGTGAATGATGTTCACCTTATCAGTCATGTATTTAGCTACATTCTTTAAATGGTGTGGCAGGGCTACATCATCATCATCCCATTGACATATAATGTCTCCTTGGCATAGTTCTGTAGCATAGTTTTCCTTCTCACCTATAGTCTCAAAGGTCTTAACTAGGTTAACTATCTTAACTTGTGGGTGATCGTAAACAAGGGTTTGTAAGGAATAGTCATTAACTATTATAAGCTCACACTTATCAGCAGGGTAGTCCTGCTTGAGGAAAGATTCAATACTCTCCTCAAGCGTAGCTACCCTTCCATAAGTTATACATTTACATGATATAAATGGAAGTGAGTTCATATTACCAAATCATTATAACATCAAATGGACT